AGCGTCACCGTCAGGCGCGGCGCACCTTGTCGCGACACATTGAACGCATTTTCAATGTCGGCGCGGCTGCGCTTCGGCTGTTCACCAAAGGCGGCGGCAATCTCATCGCGGGTGCGGGGTTTTGCCATTAGCGGCCTTGCTCCAACTGTGCGGCGGCGGCGTTGTAGCCAAGCTGGCGCAGCTTCGCCGCAGCTTGTGCGCGGGTCATTTTGCCGGAACGCACGCTCTGCGTTGCCACGTCCAGCGCATCGCGTTGTTCTTGGTCGAGGCCGCGATTCGACGGTGCGGCAGTCATGGACGATGGATTGCTTGGGTCAATGAAGTTTAGGCCTCCCGACGACCGAGCCGCTGCCCGTGGTGCCGGCAACCCCTCCCCGCGCTGCGGGTTGCGCTGCTGCCCGCTGCGCACCGAGACCCGACCATTCAGCAGGTATTCGCTGCGCTGGTCTGCCGACAACGGCGCGCCCAAGTCTTGTTCAATGGCCTCCAACTGCGCCTGCCGTTCTGCCGTCAGGTCTGCCCCACGCGGCCGCCCGCCCCCGCGATTGCTGCGCCCGGACGCGGCCGCCCGCGCATAGCTCGCCGTTGCCGCTGCGTTGTCGCGGGCAATCCGCGCCTGCCCAGTGCCAAGCAGTTCAGCCTCGCCCCCAACTTCATACGGGTTGATCTGATACCCCCCTTGGATCACGTTCATGCGCTGTGGCCCGGAAGCAATCGGAATCAGCGCGTTGTTCGCTGCGCCCAAGTCGCCGCGCTCTACCGCCGCCGCAGACGCTCGCCGCTGGCCGAGCGTGAACGCACCGCCAAGCCCGTTCATCGCATCGTTCAGCGTGCCGCCCATGCGCATTCTTGCCGAAACAACCGTCGCAATCGCCTCCGGGTCGCCTTCCTGTACCCTTGCCCAAAGTTCCGCCGTTTGCTGGTCACGCGCCAAGTTTTCGGCGCGCAACCCTGCGGCGCGTTCCATCGAGTATTTGGCGTCGTAATTGCGCTTGAGCTGGTCAACGAACGCAGCAGAATTGCCGCCCGACGGTTGCCGCAGCGCACCCAGCGTTCCTGCAATCGCTCGCCCGAGTTCGTACCCGTTTGGCATGTCAGCCTCCGTAGAACCCCTTGGTCGGAATCTTGTTTGTGACAGTGCCGATCTTCGCCGCCGAATCCTTCAGCATCGTGTTCGGATCGAACCAGCCCGAAAATGCGCCAGCCGCGCCGCCGAGAATGCCGGAGCCAATATCGAGCCACGGATTGCGCTGGATAGCGCGCATCCGCATCTGGTCGATGTATTGCTGCCCGCTGGACTCCCGCCCAATCAGCCCAAGGTCGGTTCCAAGCCGTCCGAAGTCGAAACCCTCGCGTTGGCGCTGCATCCCGGCGGAGTCCTGCATCGCCATAAGCCCTGCCGTCTGGTCGGCCAAGCTCTGCGCGGCTTGCGCGGCTTGCGCTGAGTCAGACTGCACCGCTGCGCCGCCAACGGTCGGATTCAGTCCATTCATCATCGCCGCACGGTTGCGGATCAATTGCCGCGCATAGTCGCCGGCTCGCTGCGTCTCGTCCGTTGCCGAACGCGATTCCTTCAGTCGTGCTACCTCGGCGTTTACCTTCGCGTCCGCTTCGCGCTGCTTGCCGGCCTGATTGCGAATGCTGTCGGCCAGCGCGGCGTCCTGCCGCTTCGCTGTCTTGTTCGTGTTGTACGCCGACACGCCAGCGCTTGCCGCGCTCATCAGCAGCGGAACCCAAATTGCCTCTGCGCCCATGCACATTACCGCATCCCTCCGTAGTAATTCATGCCTGCAACCTGATCGGCACGTCGGCGGTCTGCCGCCTCACGCGATGCCTTCAGGAAGTCGTTGAACCCTGAGAACGCATTAGCAATGCTGCCAAGATTCTGATCGGTTTGCGCGCCGGCCAGATTGATCCGCATCGCCTCAGCAGCTTGCCGTGCGCCCGTCGTGGCGTCCAGTCCTTGCGTCGCCAGCGAAATCAACCGCGCCCGTGCGTCTTGGTCGGCGCTACGGATGCCCGCCCCGAAGTTCTGCACGTTGCGCTCCACGCCAAGCAGCGCCCGCCCGTACTGGTCGGCAAACGAACGGTTTTGATCCACCTGCGTCGAGCCGCCCGTTTGCCCATTGCGCGCAAGCGCAAACTTCAACTGGCGGTCGGTCTCAGCCTTGCGCCGGTCAAGCTCGCCGGTCTCCAGCCCGCGCATACCAGCCATTGCGCGCTCAATGTCGGCGGCGCGCTCCGGCGAGTCAAAGACCTGATTCACCTGCGCTTGCGTCGCCTTGATCGCCGCCATGCGCTCGTTTTCGGCCTGCTGCGCCGCGTCGGATGCCTTGTTTGGATTGCCGAAGCACATTATGAAACCCTCGCATAAATAGCCGCATCGCTCCCGTCAGGGAACCACTTGGCCGCCACACATTCCAGCGTCGCGCCCAAGGCGCGCTGATACCACTTGCCCGCCCGCGTGCGTGACGCAAGCGCGACAATCTCGATGCGGTGGCACTGCCCGGACGCCAGCAGGTCATCGCAAAGCTGTCTGCACGCCTCCGAGACTGCCGCGCCTTCGCGCTCCCAGCATTCCGGCGTCGTCGCCATGAACGCCTGCCAGACGCCCTCACGCATCCGCGTAAAACCGCCCACAGCGAGCGGCGTACCGTCGTCCGCAACCGCCGCATACGAAATCCCCTGCATCGAAACAATCGCCCGCTGCGCGTGTTCGACCGCCATCCCAAGCGCCGTCCACTGTTGAACTTCGTCCTGCATCGCGTGATTGCAGACGTAGGCGACATCCAACAATGTCATGTCAACGATCTTCACGGTTGCCCCTTTGTGTCGTTGATATACATAACCACCGACTTCACCGACCACGCATAGCCTGCGTCGAAGTCTAGTTTCACCGAAAAACTGGGCGCCTTCAGCGCAAACGGAATGATCCCGCCCGTGAGCGTGTCAGCAGGCAGCGCATATGGCGGAGTGAACGCAGCTTGATTGCCTTGGTCGAACCCGACACTGAAGCGCGGTTTGCCGGACGCCACGATGTCCACACCACGCAGTAGCTTCGTTGTGCCGATGGCGCTCATGTCGATCCACGGCCATTGAACCGTGCCGGTAAACGGAACCGTATCGCTCGGCCCTGCTGCGTCCGCCACAAGGCTGTCATCAACACGCATCACGCTGCGCCCGCTGCGGAAATACAGATCATCCCCAAGCTGGGCAAACTCGTCGATGCAGTACGGGTATTCGTACCGGCTCCATCGCCCGCCATCGTGGGAAATGGAATAGACGAACACCGTGCAGGCGCCCGCACGCACGTTGTCGCCGTGATTGTCGCCCGTGTTTGTCGTGTTGATTGCCAGCCAATACTGCCCTGCGCTCGGATAGTAGGCGGCTAGTGGCGGATCAACCGCCAGCGCGACCGTCTCCCGTACCAGCGGGTCAATCGGCGCCCCCACGTCCCCGGCCTGCATGTTCTGGCTGGCAATGGCGATGCCGATTGAACGCACGCCAAGCGCGGCCAGATAGAACAGGTCGTTCCCTACGTTGCAAGCTGACAGCGTGTTGGTGCTGCCAACGCCATCCATCTGATCCAGCAGCGTCATCACCGCAGGGTCAGGATCGGCACGCCACATCTGGAAGCAGGACGGGTTGAACGCGGTCAGGTTGCCCCGGTAGGGTTGCAGCACCAGCATCCCGTCGGCGTTGCTTTGCTGCAAGCCGGACGGCAGATAGCCTGCGTCGTTGTCGCTCGTCCAATCCATCGGGTTGATGGTGGCGGAAAATCTGATCAAGTCCTTGTCGGCGGCAAATACTTTGCTCGCCATGATCGCAACCGTCTTGCTGTTTGGGCACTTCGCGTCAGTCACGCGGCGCGATGAACACGTCCATGTGATGGTGCCATCCGACACCGCCGCCCCGATTTCGGTCGGCCATGTCGGCTCAGTCGCGCCGGAGACCATGATCGGGCTGGCCGTCCATTCCACGTAGCTCGCAGCCACAGCCGTCCACGTCACCGTGTTGTCCGTCACCGTGCCGCTGGTCGGCCATGTCGGTTCAGCCGCGCCTGTGATGCCGTTGCCGGTCTGCGTGGCCTTGTAAACGAACCCGACCGTAGCAGCCGCCTGATTTGCGGTCGTCCAGCTCACTGCGTCGGCATACACGCTCCCGCTGGCGTTCGCGCTCATCCACACCGCCGCCTGCGCGTGCGCTGTCCCGCTTGGCGCGGATGCCGAGACCGTCGCAATCGTCCATGCTTTTTTTGTCGAGATCTCGGACTCGGCGAATCCAAGCACCGCATTGCTGGCGTCCAGCCAATACACGCGCACCGATGCTTTATTGTCGCTGCCGGTCACGTTGTCACAATACACAGCCGCTTTGACAGTGATGCCTTGCCCCGGAACCACGTCGCTGGCCGCACCGTTTTTCAGCACAACGCTCGCGCCGCCCGACGAACCTACCCATTTTGCGTGCTTCGTCCCGACGTAGGGGAGCGTACCCACGACGGTCGTGGTGCCCGTGCCAGTCTTCACCTCTGTCCAGTCGGACAAGCTGCCCGTCTCGAACCCGCCGTTCTTGATGGCCTCGAACAACGCAGCAGCGAGCGACAGCGGGCGAACTACCGTCCCTTCTGGCGTTGTCATTCCGGGTTGCCAAATCTGCGCGGCCATTACATCGGGAACTCCGGGTCAACGGGCGGTTTCTTGGCCATGTTGTGCGACCACACCAGCCCTTCGTCGCCAGCGGCAAAGCTGCGCCCGCCGAAGTCGATTGGCACCACAAGCTGTTCGCCGATGTCTTCGATGCTTTCAACGTCGATAACGGACTTGTCGGCATTGAAGCAGCGCAGCACGTCCATCGTCTCCCATGTTTCCTCGTCTCGTGTCGCATAGGGATCGGTGAATGGCGTATAGATACTGCAACGCAACGTGCTTCCATCTGACAGCGTGATCCGCACGCAGGGTCGCAAAACCGGGTCGCCAACCCATTTAATCGCTTGCCGCGTGAAGCCTTCGGTCGGCGTCCATACCTCGTGTTCGTCGCCGACGCGGGCATCCAGCGCGATTGTGCCGTCATCCAGCACGGAGTCGAACACCACGCAGCCACCGCCACCGCCACCGCTCCCACCGCCACCGCCACCTTGTTGCGGATCGGGCGGCGGCGGCACGGGCGCAGTGTCCGCCCATTCAATCGTCACGCCACCGTCTTTCAATTCCCACGCCGGCTCGTACTCGCCGGAACGCGGCGTAGCGCCTGCAACCGCAGTCACGGTCAGCTTTAAATCCCCGCGCACAGTCGGCTCCCGAACGTCATTCACAGCGCGCGTCGTGTTCGGCTCCCATACCGGGAAATCAGCAGCCAGCCGCGATGCCACATAGGCATACCCGTTCCCCGGCGAGAGAATGAACCCCTTGGGGTAGGGGTTGTTGGCTTTCCACGTCTTGGCATCCACGCCGGTATACCTGAGCCAATAATGGGCAACCACGCCGTCCGTAAACTCGGCCGCCACATACGGATACCCGAGCATTCCAGCCGCAAACCAAACACGCTTGATCCCGATGCTTGCGCCCGATGGATGAATCAGTACCTCGCACCGATACCCGGTCGGAAGCCCTGTTTTTGGCTGGTGCGAAAACACAACGAACGCCCCGTCGATGGCAAGCAGGCCGTGCGTGTCCGCTGGCAACAGCGCCGCGTGCGCTGACCCTGGACGTGATGCAATGCTCCCGTCCGCCTGCACAAAGCCATTGCGCAAGTCGTAAAGCGTGTTCGGATCGGCGCCGCCCTTCTCTCGGATGCGCTGGATACCCTGTTTCAGCGTCGTGAGCGCGACAACCCGGCTCACGGGAACGGCACCTCAGGCCGGGGGATCGAGTAAACGAAATCGGCTTCACGGAACCCCGGCAGGTAGCGAGCGACGCCGTGCGCCCCGGCAACCAGCCGCCCAAGGTGGCTTTCGAACTGCTGGACATACAGCTGCGCGTCCTGCTGGCCGAACTGGCTCTTTGCGTTCGCTGTGGCGAGCAAATAGACAAGCTCCCCGTCAACGCTCGGATAATCGTCATCATCGATAAACGCATCCGGCCCCCAGTGCCCGGAAACGACAAGACTGCCCTCAGTCGCCTCCGGCACCGGCCAGACTCGGATGCAGTCGCGCACGTCGAAATGTGATGGCCTGCCAAGCATGGCCTCCTGCGCGTGCGACGGAATCCCATGCGCAAGGTTTTGCCAGCCACCCGCGTCACTCCGGTAGCGCACGCTGCGTATCTTGTACGGGTCAAGAATCTTGTCGCTTTGCGGATTCACGCCTTGGCCTTCCGCATTCGCGGAAAGCGCATACAGGCCAACCCCGGCCTGTAGCTGCCAGCTGAAATAGCGTTCCACGTGGAGCGCATCGTACCGCCGGTAAATCAGCTCGTTGGCGCTGCGGATATGCGCGTCGATGGCCGGTTTCGCGCCAGGGGGATAGCGCGTGTTGCGCTCGCTCAGGTCGCCCCATGCCTTTGCGTCCGGCTCCCCGGCGTGCAGCTTGGCAAGATAAATCGCCACGCCCAAGATGGCCTCGCCGTCAATGACGGCCAAATCATCGTCGGCCACAAGTTGCGCGGGTGCTTCACCCTGCCCGCCCATGCGTCGCCATAGCTGCTGCTGTGCCGAATTGATCCAGTCCGCCAACAGCTCGCGCATGTCCGGCGGATACACCCCGCCCATGCTCGCGTAGCCAAGCATCCGATATAGCTGCGACCGCAACGATTCCAGATCGCGCGGGTTACTCACCAAAGACGGGTCGACAAACCCGAGCGCAGAGAAAACACGCGCCCGAATGTCCCCGAACGTCAAGGTTCCGGGGTTGGTCGTGTGTGCGCAATTGATCCCATCCGTCACCGCCACGGCGTACCCCTCGAAAAAGCAGCCCCCCGAAGGGGGCTTGAATCACTTGCCCGCCTTTGCCCGCTTGCGGCCATCGTGGCCAGCAGACTGTTCAGGCGCGGCCACTGCATCGCCCATCACGAAGCCGAATGCCTGAAGCTCGTGCGGGCCACGGAAGGCAGCCCGCACGGCATTCGGCGCGTTCGGAACGGCATAGCTGCGTTCGAGCCTCGCAAACTCCGCATTTGCGTTCGCGTCGTACTCCTGTACCGCATAGCTGTCCGTCTGGACGCGGGACACCTGCCCGCCATGGACAACCTGCAATACGGCAATTTCATGCTCTGGCACCTCAACCGCCAGAGCATCGCGCGCGCGTTGGACGATAATCGGAATCAGCGGAAGCTCGATTGTTTTCATGCAGTCCTCAAACGATCAGGTGAAGTGTCGCCGCCGTACTGACCTTCATGTACGGCGCGATGACGACCTCGGCAAACGCCTTGTCCGCCACCGTCGCCAGTGTCGCATAAGTCGTGCCGTCGTCGGAGCTTTGCAAAATCAGTGAGCCGCCGCTGTTGTTGTGGACAACCGCATTGCGTCCGCGCGCAAACGGCGTGCTCCCGGAACCGAAGTTCACCGCCGTGTTCGTGATCGCCAAATAGTTTGCCATTGTGGTATCTCCTCAGGACGCTTGCAGGATGGCAAGCGCGTTGCGCTTGTTGCTGGTCAGACTGTACTTGGCCTTGCGCCCGAAGTACCACACGTAGCGGTCAGGCAGCTTTTCCGGCTTGCCCGGAACCATCCACTGACCCTTCACGGTGCGCAGCGTCAAGTGATTCGAGTTCACGAAGTAGCAGGTCTTGGATCGGGTGGTGGTGCTCAGCAGCGTGTCCAGCCGATCCAGTACCGGATCCCACTGCACTTCAACGCCATGGAAATACAAGGCGTTGGTGCCCGGATCAAGCGACACGCCACCGCGCTCATTGCCCTTGCCGGTCACTTGCCGATCCATTTTCGTGTTGATTTCAGTCAGCAGGGCGTTGTACCACGTCAGGCCGCAGAAAATCGCGTCCGGAGCCGAACCGCCATACTGCTGGCACTCTCGCCACTTGGCTTCCATTTCGGCGATATATCCAGTGGAGATGCCGGTCTTGTAGTTCGGCTGCCAATACGTGTTCGCGGCCGCGTCGATGCCGCCCCAAGTGCCGGTGTTGCCGACCCACTTGATGGCCGTCTCGATACCAGGACACGCCTTGGTGCTCTGCGAGCCATCGCGATACATCTCGAATGCCAGCGCGTCCAGCATCCCTTCGCGGTCGCCACGGATGGACTGCCGGAGCAGGTCGGCCAGCACTTCCTTTTCGTTCGCCGTCGGCACGCTGGAGCCGTCACCCATCTGGATACCAGCGGCCAGCAGCCGGTCTTCATCGAACCAAAAGCCCGAGTGCATGTTGTAGTGCGGGAAGTCCGTCCAGCGCACCGGATCGCGTTCGTTGTACGTGACCTGATCGGGGCCGAAGTAGTTCTGTGCGTTGCTGCCGTTGTTCACGAACAGCGGTTCCTTGTACGAACCCCCCGTGAAGCTGGCAGATTTCTTGTGGTCAAGCAGCCACTTCAGGGCCGCACGGTTGCCGTTGATCTGGTCAATCGGCTCTTTCTTGTCGTAATTCGCAGTCGCGTAATTCGCGGCCACGATCAACTGCTGGGCAGAAAAAGGCATGGGAATGTCCTCGAAGGATAGAAGAAGGTGAGTTCTTCCACGTTCGAGGGGCGCGACGCCTCTATCTGCGCTACCGGACGCGACCCCGGCTGTCTGCGATTACGTGGCGCGCATTGCTGCGCAAGTGTTTTCTACCACGTTAGCCAATCGAACGCAAGCCCGCCTCAATCGCGTCCTCGAACGAATCGTAAGTGCCAACGCCCATATCCGCCGGCGGGCTGTGCGGACGCACCGGGCCGGGCTTGGGCCTGGCTGGTGCCGGCGCGGGGATGCTCGGGATGCTCGCATACGCCAGCTGCACCGCCTGCGGCCACTGTGCGGGCGGTAGCGTTTGACGGATATTCGCTACCATCGCGTCCAGCATCGGACGCTTTGCCGCGTAGCTCGCATCCGACTGCATCATAGTCGCGTCGTACTGCCGCAACCATTGCACCGCCTGTTCGCCAGCTTGCGCCTGCTGTTGCTGCGCGGTGTGTTGCTGGCGCACCTGTCCCTGTCCGCGCGCGGCCGCCAGCTCCAGCGCCAGTTTGCGGTCGATGTCCCCACTCTCTACCGCTGCGGCCAAGTCCTCGTGCGCCGCCAGCGGGTCAGCGACTCCCGGCATGTCCTTGCCAAGCATCGCCGCAAGCGCCTGCACTTCGGGGAGTAGCGCATCCCATGCGCGTTGCGCCGCCTGCACGTCGCCGCTGCGCGCGCCGGACACGTCGCGCATGTAGTCCAGCGACCGGCCAAACATCTCAGGCGTCGCACCGGTCGATGAGACCATTTCCACAAGCTCATCGCGCTCCTGCGCGCGGGCGAAAACATCGCCGATGTTGGCAAGGTCAACGCCAGCCTTTTCGGCAGCCTCACGAATTGGCGCAAGCGCCTTTTCGTGCTCGTGCAGCTCCCTGAACCGCTTGGCGCTGCGCTCGGACAGCTTCAGTTCGGCGACTTCCTCGGCCACGGGGTCGGGCGCTTCCTCTGCGGGCGGCGCACCTTCCGCAGTCGGCTCCGTGCCTTCAGTGGGCGGCTCTTCGGTCTCCGCCTTCACCGGCTCGGCTTCGTCGCCTTCACCCGGCAACAGTCCCTCAGCGGCCAACGCCTCGTCCACGCCTTCCAGCAGCTCGTCTTCGTCGCCTTCCATCACAGTACTCCGTTCATCGGGCCGCCCGGTACTGTACCGGCGGCGGGGGGTTGTTCAGGGGCCGGCATCTGCATCGGCCCCGGTTGCGGCATCGTCGGCGCTGATCCTTGTTCAGGAACAAGCTGGTCAAAGTCCAGCCGATCTCCCATGCGCTCGCCCGTCATGCGTAGCAGGTTTTCCATCCGGTCGGCAATGTCAGCCGGGTCAGATTGCCGAAGCTGCCCAATCTGCACGATGCCCTGCTGCAAGATCGGAAGCAGCACGCTCCAAGCCTCTTTCTCCGCCGTCGTGTTCGGCTTGCCGCTGGAACCTGCACGGATTTCCACCGACAGCATGGACTTGAGGCTGTCCGGGCCGTTCCACTCCGGCCACAGCGCGTTCGGGCCAGCGATTTCGGTCACCTCTTCAGCGCTCAAGTTCTGAATCGCGACCTCAGCCGTGTATTTCGCCAAGTCGGAAAGCATGTCTTCCAGCAGGTCGCGCCGGCTCGTCGTGCGCGCGCTGAACCCCGACGCCTGAATCTGCGCCTCGGTCGCCGTCTTTGCGGTGTTGATCGCGCCGGTCATCGCCTCTTGCGCGCCCCATACGCGCTCGATCTTCTGCATGATCGTGCCGTCTTCATACAGTCCTGGGTTGACCGTCGGATAAGCGATTTCATGCAGCACGTCGCCGACAGGGACATTAGCGGGGACATCCAGCGGGATCATCTCGCCCACGTCGCCGCTCGCAAGTTTCGCCGCCTCGGTTGGCTTGACCAGCGACGAATTGAAGCCGGTCTTCGGCACGATGCGCCGCCGGTGCGTCGAGTACTGCTGCGCTATCCGGTCGTACTCGTCCAGCAGCTTGTAGCTGCGGCTAATATAGCTCTGCGGGTGCCGCTGCCCGTCCACTGGATACAGCAGCAGCAGGAAGAACGGGAAGAATCGTTCGGTCGCGTCTGGCTGCCAAGGATCGCGCAGCCACTTGTCCACACCCTCGCACAGCGTCAGGATGTGGCCGCTGGTTGCGTCCCAGATTTCCCAGCACGCGACCCAATCAGCTTCCTGCGCCTCGCCTTGCCCGCCCTTTACAAAGGCGTCTGCGTCGCGCGCTTCGATTTGCGCGACATAGCCCGCCTCACCAGCGCCATCCCGCGACGGCTTGCGCGCCGCGTAGCGCGTGGCCGAATCGAAGCTGATGCCGGGATATTTGGCCTTGGCGTCATCCAGTCGCAGCCAGAAGCGGTGGGCCATCCATGGTGCATCGAGGTACTGCCACAGCGGGTAGCCCTCGGCAAGCTGGAAGTCCTCGGGCTGCACCATGTCGATGACATAGCCGCGCTGGATCACGCGCTCCTGTTCGCCACGCAATGCCTCCATTTGCCGCTGAATCTCGGCCTCCCGCGCCTCGGTGTCAGCGGTTTCGTCGTCTTCGCGCAGCGCGCGGAGCCGTTGCAGGTTGTCTTGCAAGTCGGCCATGCGCGTTGCCGTAGCCGGAGACTCGCCCGCTGTGCGCTCTTGCCAGCTCGCTTTCAGGACGCCGATGCCTACGGTCAGCGCCGTGCGCACCTGGGCGCGACACGACAACTTCAAGCGGCCGTCCTGCCATAGCCGATCCACCACGATTTCCATGGTGTCAGCCACGGCCTTTTTGTTGCGCGTTTGCCGTTGCTGCTCGCGCCGCATTTCGTCGTATCGCTGCTGCACAAGCTGTTCGACCATTTGCTTTCGCGCTTCGATTGCGACAGCGCCTACCGCTTCGTCTCGCGGATCAGTCAGCGCAGACTGCATTCCCGCTTGCATCGCTGCCTGCGCGACCTTTGCCATCGCATCGCCATCGGCCTCCACCAGCTTGCGCGCGGCATCACGCAGCGCAGCATCGCCAGCCGCGACCGTCGCGCGTGCGATCTGGCATTGCGGCTCAGGGTTTTGCGCGTACAGAAAATCTGTCAGCACGTCGATATACACGCCGGCCAGATTGCTGCTGATTTTGCCGCCCGAGTCCCCGCGAGCGTATTTGCGGTCGCGCGCGTAGACCTCGCGCGCAGATGCGTCGTATTTGCGCGCTGCCTTGATCCGCTTTTGCCACTCGCCAGCATCGCTCATCGGTAGTAGTCCTCAGCTTCGCGCCGGCTCTCGGCGTCGTGTCTATCGCGCGCAGCGTGCCACGGCTCGGTAAATGGCACAAGTGGCGGCTTTTCGGCGGGTGCCTGGGCCGCGTTTGTCATCGAGTCCAGGGCGCGGCCGATCAAACTGCACACGTCCACCATGTCATCGACGCGCCCATCTTCGCCAGTGAATCCTGCTAGCTGATTCAATAGCCGTTCGCCCCATTCGGTTTTCGGAATGCGCACCGCGCCTGCGCTGGCCCGCGCTGCGAAGCCCAGCGCCCGGTCGGCCTTGCTGCCTGCGGATGCGAGCGCCTCTCGCGCAACGAAAATGCCAGTTTCGGCCATGCGCTTTCGAACTGCCGAGTCGATGGCGCGCAAAATCACGCCGCGTTCGTCGAATGACAGCACAGGACGCCACCGCTTCACCAACGCCAGCCATGCCGTAATGCTCGTGTCCGGGTCAGTCTGGCCAGACCACCAATCCAGCGCCCAGAGCACGCCGGATGGGTCGAGCCCGAAAACGCCATGCTCCGTCCAGTCCCCGCCGTCTGGCGTCACCGCGTAATCGCTTGCCATGTAGATGCGCAGCGCGCTCGGTGCTGCGTCGTAGCGCGGGAACCACGCTCGCTTGAAGAGCATACCAGCCTGCGACCGGCATTGCCCCTCCCAAACATGCTGATACAAGTCCTCGTTGATCGCCTGCATTGCGCGGCGCTCTACGTCGAGCACGGCGGGGAACCAAGGGTTGTCCCGCCAATTGATCTGCACCACCACGGCTTGCGGGTCGGTATTTATAACAAACCTGCTATAAACCGGGTCGTCTTCTTGCGTCGGGTTGAATGTCGCCCAGATTTCAGACCCCGGCTTGCGAATTGTCGGCGTGAGGATTTCCCAGCTGCGCGCCGAGACGCTATGCGCTTCTTCGATCCACGCAATATCTACACCTTCGTATGACTTGATCGAGTCGATCGTATGATCTTGCAAGCCCGCGAAAAGAAACTCCGTCCCGTTCGCTCCCTTGATGACCGCGCTTTGCACTTCGTAAAACCGGCCAATATCAAGCGCCGCGATCTGATCTACAAGTAGCCGATACACTGATTCGCGCAGCGATTTTTGCACTTCGCGGGTGCATAGGACGCGCAGCGGTTTCGCCATGCCGAGCGCGAGCAGGATTCGCGCCACCGCCCAGGACTTGCCGCCGCCGCGTCCGCCGTGCGCGATCTTGTATCTTGCGGGCGCAAGGAACGCCTGCATTTTCTC